CAAAACGCACGCTGCCATAAACAATCGTTTCAGAAAAATCAGGCGTTAAATCTAATTGTAATCCTGTAATCGTGAGCGTTTCAGTTGCTGCGGTTGGTGTGTCGGCGGCGCGGTAACTCACTTTTACCCAACCGCTGTCATCATTTGGATAGATAGCGGGAGCATCTACATATTCAAAACCATCAAAAGCGTTCCGATAGATTTCAGTGGTTGTTTTTGTTGCAGATGCGCCGATAAATGCTGGGTTGTCTACTGTTGTCCATTCCCCAACTTTTGAGCTTGAACCCAATACTATTGCTTTTTTGTTGCATTTTGGGAGCTTGACCGTTCTGTCGGGATTGAATGAAATGATACCGTTCACAATATCTAATGATGATGTGTTGTCAACAACATCGGTTTTTATCTTTCCGTTTGATTCTGTCGCTGTGATAATCGGGTCTTTAAAAATAGCAAAGCTCAGTGTAGAAACTATATCGCGTGATAATTCATCAAGAACGCTAATGTCTTGAACAGTGTTCCACTGTACCTGCATCGAATTTGGCAAAATGTTTTTATTCGCCAGCGTGATAACTAATTTCCCTTCGGTATTTCGCGCTGGGTGCGTAAATTCTTCTAAAATCGGTGTACCGAATTGATAATTAAACGTAAACGTTTGTCCACCCAGCGGCAATATATTTGGTGTAAATTCAACAACACCTGTACTGTGTGAAACTTTACCCGTTGCCGCACCTGAAATGACACCACTTGAATTTGCACTGGCTGTGCGTGCTGTTCCGTCATTCCATGTAATAACAAGTGTTGCAGGTGCAATACCTGAATGCGCTAATTGTTTTGTGATTTTCGGCGAAGGAATTGCGGTTGCAGAACGATCTGTTTTATTCGCGTGTGCGCCCCACGAAAAAATAATCTCGCTATCAACATCGGGCAAAACAGACGTAGTAACAGAGATTGAACCGCTTACATAATTGATTGAGCCGCTGCCAATTCCTGCTTCCAATCCGATAATGCCACCCGTTGAATTGTCGCGCATCGAATACCATTTACCGAGCGCACGATAACTGACGGTTAATGCGCCTGGTGCGGGTGGTGGTGCAATGTTGATTGTCCAAATGTAACCTCGATTTGCTGCTGTGACAGAAAGTGAAGCAGTATCAGCAATAACAACAGGCGCACCTGCGGGTGTATAAGTAACAGGATTGCTGCCTGGATAATATGGGCAGGTTGATGAAAAATTGACAATCCCCGCAACGTAATCAATCGTTCCAACGGTAGTTGTGCCGCTTTTAATTTGCCCTGCTGAATCAGTCAATGTCACGCCGTAATTCGACATCACCATCGAAAACGTGCCAGGCATACACGGATTGCCTAAATGCAGCGATTTGTTTGCATTCACATAAAAATTGGTAACGAATGCAATCGGTACACCCGAAACCACCAGCGGCGTGGTGTAGCCACCCGCATTTAAATCAAGTAACGCCACCTCGGCTTGTGAACTTGGAATAACTTGCGAATAAACGCTATCCACTTTCACCATTAAATCGCCCACTGCTGTCGGTACGCTTAACGGTCTCGCGCTGTAATACTTTGCAGCATTGGCAACAACTGTATTAAATAATCGTCCGTTTACAGCAATAACATCAAGTCGCTGTATTTCAGAGCCAACATAATCATAAAGCAATGGCGTAGCGACTTGGAACGTAATAACACGACGCTGATAACTCCCCTGCGAATCAGTGAAAGTTTGCAATGCGTTGGTGGCGACTTTTGTCACACGAACATATTGCGATTGACCCGTGTTCGCCGTGTTTGAAATCATAAAGACATCGCCCAAATTCGGCACGTCAGAAGTGGCGGTATTTTGGAAAAGGGTGATGGTTCGACTGCCCGCGTATTGCGTCCCCCAAATAAAACCTTGATATTGCGATGCCTGTACGCGATACGCTTCAACTCGTTGCTGTGCGGCTTGTCGTCTATCAAACCAATCGCCCGTGCTGAATAAATTTACGCCAATTTTTTTATCTTTTGGCAACTTGCTTAATAGCACCATTGATCCAAAGAATTTATCGGTTGTTATTGTTTGAATCGCGGCGAATAACTTTCTCATGTGAACCGCACCATAAACGCGGTCGAGCGTTGAAATATCATCAAAGATATTATTGCTCACGCCGTCGAGAATGACATTTCCCGTCATTGCGCCGCCGCCGTCTGATACGTCGCTCATGTTGTCGGATTCTAATAATTTTATGTCGTTTGCAAGAATGGTCATGATGTTTTTTAGTTGAATGTGGCTGGCATACCGCGATTAGCGGCTTCTTTTAGAATTTCGACAACGGTGGTTGCATCGGCACGCGCAAAACTGCCTTGCGCTTCACGCCCTGTTGGTAATTTAAATGTGATTACAATGTTTTCACTGTTGTTTTGTTGTGCTTGATTGCTTGATGTTGTAGCTGTTTGATTTGATGTAGCGGATTGTGTTTGTTCTGTTTGTTGCGCTTTTTGTTTTTCGGCATTGATCGCGGCTACTTTTTTATCATGCGCCTTTTTGGCAAGTGCTAAGGCTTCGGAATTACCTGCCAATTCTTTTTGTTGTTTTTGATAACGACGATTTTCAATAGCGGCTTGATTTCCATTAGAACCATCAACCTCATCCTTTAAGCTGTCGATTTGGGATTGACGTTTTTCAGATTCTTGTTGCGCTTTATCAGCCGCATCTTGTTGCGCTTTTGCAGCTTTTTCGGCTTCTTGTTGCGCTTTATCAGCCGCATCTTGCTTGGCTTTTGCAGCTTTTTCGGCTTCTTGTTGCGCTTTATCAGCCGCATCTTGCTTGGCTTTTGCAGCTTTTTCGGCTTCTTGTTGCGCTTTGTCAGCCGCATTTTGCTTGGCTTTTTCCGCTTTTTCAGCTTCTTGTTGCGCTTTATCAGCCGCATTTTGCTTGGCTTTTTCCGCTTTATCAGCTTCTTGTTGTGCTTTGTCAGATTCTTTTTGTTTTATGTTGGCGAGTTTTAATTGATGATTTTTTTCAGCTTCTGCTAATGCTGCTGAATTGCCAGATAAGTCTGTTTTTTGTTTGTCGTACTGTAAATTTTCAAGCCCTGTGTCATTACCTGACAATTTAAAGCCATCTTCTTTTTGTTTATATAAGTCATTGGCTTGTTTATCAGCGGCATCTTGCTTGGCTTTTGCAGCTTTGTCAGCTTCTTGTTGCGCTTTATCAGCGGCTTCTTGTTTTGCTTTTGCAGCTTTTTCGGCTTCTTGTTGCGCTTTTTCGGCTTCGTCTTGCTTGGCTTTTGAATAGATGACTGACGCATCATATTTTGCTTGTTCATCTGCTGTTGCTTTTTTTGCGGCTTCAAGTGCTTTTTCAGCCTTTGTTTTCATATCAAGCGTGCGCTCAGTCAATCCGTAAAATCCATTTGCCTCGATTTCGGAATTGTAATTGCGCGTCATTCTATTAACTTCGTATTGCGCGTTTGCTTCTGTGTTTTTTGCTTGATTTAAATACTGTTGACGTACAGATGAATCGTTATAATCAATCTGTCCACCAGTTGAAAATTTTGGAATGCCGTTAATTTGACCTGCGTTTAATTGCGCCATGAATCCGTTGCCGTATTTCTGAACGCTTTCTTTTTTGATAATCCATTCGCCAGGTTCAAGCATGGCAGGAACAGTATCGCCGCCACCATAACCGCCTAAACCGCCTTCACGTCTTACGAATTTAGGTTGTCCGCCTGTTGCGAAGTGTTGAATTTGTCCACCGTTTTGGGCTTGTTGCTCGGTTCTAACGTAGATGGTGTGTATGCTTGATGTGTCTTGCTTTATGTAATCTATTTCATCGTTTGGCGCAGAACCATCAACGCCGATTGTATGTAAGTGGCTTGTCGGTGTTTCAATTTGTGCAATATCATTAAACGGTTTTGATGCATCGCTTTCAATCGTGTGCTGACTTGATGTGTCTTTTTTATTTTCAGCAACTGCGTCGTCAACTGCTTTATTTTCGGGTTTTACTTCGTGCTTGCTTGATGTATCTTTTTTTAGTTCAGAAATTTTATCTTCGGGCTGTTTGGTGTCTGCTGTGACAGTGGTTTTTTTATCTTTTACGCCATCTAACGTATTTATTAGCCCTGATGTTTTTGCAATGGCAACTTCTGTACTTCCTGAAAACTGTTGCGTTGAATAGCTAATGTTTCCAAGTGCATCAACGGTTTTGTATATTTTTGAAGCGTGTTCTTCTGTTTTTTTTGTGAGTGAATCAGACGATATTGCAAGCGTGTTATTTGCTTGCGTGACATTATCTGTCGCGGTTTTTGTACCGTTTAACGCATCGCTGATTCTGTTTGAAACTTGCCAAATTTTATCCAGTTTCGGTGTACTATCTTTTGCGCTATCTGCTAATTCAGTAAATGCAGTTTGAACTTTGTTAGCAGATTTCCCCGCTTCTTCGAGTTGTTTTCCTGCTTCATCTTTTAAATTTTTGGCAAACGTAATCGCGGCATTGCCTGATTCCGTCATGTAAGAACCCATGCCTTTTAAACTTGAACCGACTTTTTCAAATCCTGGTATCAATAAAAAGATTTCGCCCCAGCCTGTTGCCACTTGACCAATGATTTTATTCATTCCGCCAAAGGTTGCTGTAATGCCTGCTTCTAAAATTGCGGCGGCGGCTTGAATAGTGTTAAAACCCGCACTAAAAACGCCAGTCACTAAATTAACAACGTTACCAGCATCACGCGCCTTTGAACCAATTTCGTCAAACGTTGCGGTAATGTTAATTGCAAAGGTTTTGATATTTTCGCCAATAGCGGTGAAATCAGTTTTTTTAACAAATTCAACCGCCCATTCACCACCTGCTTTAAATGCTGATGCGAGTGATTGTCCAACTTTATCTATAACGCCAGACGATAACAGCGTGTTGAATTGCCCTGATAAATCATCGAGCGCATCAGTTAAAGGCTTTAAAATTGGTGTACCAAGCGCGACTTGCAAGTTTGAAAAGGTTGCAGCTAAACGTCCTTTTGCGCCTTCAAAGTTTGTCGCCATTGTCGCCGCAGTCTCACCAGCGGCATCGCCAGAAGCGTTAAGAGCCTTTGAAAATTCATCAAATCCTTTTTTGCCTTCACGCGAAAAAGCGATCATTGCCGTGCGTGATTCATCGCCAAACGCTTGTAAAATTCCGTTTCTGACTTTTTCGCTTTTACCGTGCAATGCTTCCATCACAACAGTTAAATTGGTGCTTTCAATTCCCGCCGCTTTTAATGCCTTGCTTGCTGTGCTGGCAGGGTTTTCAATTTCTTTGATTGAAGCCGCTAATGCTGTCCCAGCCGCACCGCCTTTTAAACCGTTTTTCGCTAAAACGTCCATCATGGCGGCGGTTTGTTCAAGCGTGTAATGTGAATTGCTCGCAATCAAACCCACGTTTTTAAACGCTTCACCTAAATCTTTTGCTGATACGGTTGAAAGGTTGGCGGCTTTGGCAAACACGCCCGCAATTCGCGCAGAATCCTCAAATTTTAGCCCCATCGTTGACACGGTATTGGCGACTAATTCAGCAGAATCATTCATGCTGATATTTTCAGATTTAGCGAGTTTCAACACATTTGGCAACGCGGCAATCGCTTCGCTAGATTTCAAACCTGCCGCCGCTAAAACTTCTAAACCTTCGGCAGCGGCTGTTCCAGAAACACCAAACTTTGATCCAATTTCTTGTGCTGCTTTCGTCAAAGTTTGCATTTCTTGCGCGGTATAGCCGCCTTTTGCCGCTACCTTATCAAGTTGCAATTCAAATTGTGCTGCTTCATCAATCGCGTTTTTGAAAACAGACGCGGCAAAAGTGGTCACTAATGCGGCGGCTAATTTTCCTGCGTTGGCTTGAATGCTTTCAAATGCTTTCGACGCATTATCTTGAGCATTGATAACAATTCGAGCGACTAAATTTTGATTGCCTGCCATGATTTAAACCGCCAACAAGTTAATTTTTAAAGTGTAATAATCCGAGTCAATCGGGTTTGAATAATCAATCCACGGTTTCGCCTCAATCGGTTTTTTAGCATGATTAAAAATCACGTTAAACGTTCGCGCATCGTTTAGCGTTAAAACAAGCGAACCTGCTTTAATCAATTTTGTTTCTAAGATTTTTAAATCAGCGCGTGAAATTAACCCCGACGAGTTATCGCCCGAAAGTGTAATTTCACGCCCTGCTTTTTTTACGCCGCTCTCGATAATTAACGCGCCCGTGATTGAATACGTTTGCGTTTGTTGCACAGGTGTCCAATCAAATTCATCAATCCAAATCAGATCAGTTGGGAGCGTTAACGTATCGAGAATCATAATTACGAGTTTGTAATGGCGGTTAAAATTTCAAATGAACTTGCGCGACCGTTTGGCGTAATCATTTTTCCTTTGAGTTTTACCTCAACAGGTTTATCAGAAAGCCAATCAATCACGCCGTCGGTGCTAACGGCTGCGTCCCAAACTTTGACTTCAATTTCTTGATTGTTAAAGACGTTAATGCCTTTCAAATAAAATTCACCACGCAATGCGCCTTCCGTTAAACCCAGTACTTTTTGCGCTGCAACCGCGTTATACGAATAACTGATTTTTAACGATTGCGCGTCTGTGATTGCAGAGGTTAGCAAGACAAATAATTGACCGCTTGAGTAATCAATCGTGTAATCGGTGTCTTTGACATAAGTAGTTGAGCCCGCGCTGTTTTTGACAACGATGCCAGTTGCAGCAATGTTTCTAAATGCTAAATCTGCATAGCCGTCTTTATTCGCCGTAACAACTTCGTCAGTTGCTGTGCCGCTTGCTTGTGAAAATGCTGTTTGTGTACCTTGCACCGCAATCGCTAATGAACGCGGTGAAATGCCACCAAACGCAATCGTCAATTCAGGAGCTTGCGCGATGCTAGTGAAGTCAGTAGGTTGCAAATAGTTTGTACGACCTTTGCCTAAAATTTCTAAATCTTTTGAATTCATTTTCATTGAGAATTCAACTGCACCCAAATCGACAGAAGGTTGCAGTACGTTTGCGACTTTTCGCTTAAAAAGCAAATCGCCTTTGATAGTTAAGCCGTGATTATCAGCCATTTTTAAATCTCCAAATTGTTAAAGAGTGAGGTTGTTCGCTTAAAGTCCGACGACTTTTTTCACTTTGAACGCTAAGACAAATTCAGCGTAAGATTTTGAATAACTGGCGGCTTCGGGTCTGCCCGCGTATTTCATCGGACGCACAAAACCTGCGCCTAAATCGAAATTCGATAACGCCTTAATTACACCTGTTGCCAATACGCTGGCTTGCATTTCAGTGTCAGCCGATAACGGAACAATGATGTCGATAATCCATTGCTGTTCTTCGACGGCGATATTGCCGCGCATTTCTTCGCTGTCAATCGTTGCCGCACCTGCGCCGATAATGCACGCGGGTAAAAGCCCAGCGAAATTGGTTAATCCTGAAATTGCGGTCGGATTATCAACAGTGACAAACCCCAAAACATTCGTTTTGATTTTGTCGATAATGATTTGCTGTGCGGTAAATAAATCACTCATGCGGCTGACTCTCGTTTTTCAATGTAACCGTTTAATTTTTTCGTGAAACGTGTGAGGAGTTCTTCTTGTGCAATATCAGCAACAGCCGATATAACCAGTTCTGATTGCGGTAAATTTGAAAATTGAGTTTGAATTGGGAAACGTGCTTTTCCTTTGCGTTTAAAAATGTTTTCGTTGCCGTTTTGCATTCGTGCGACAAATCCGCCTTGAAAAAAGTACGAACCCGCCTCAGCCCCACTGCCAGATTCCGACATTGCGCCTAAATACTTTGCTTTAATCGGCTTAAACCCAAACCAAACTGTACCCGCATCATCACCAGCTTTGCTATGAACGCGATACACTTTGAAGGCTTTTAGCGGAATTTTTGACGCTGCCGCCATGCGTTTTTCGAGTTCTTTTTCGGCAAACGTGGTGGTCGTGCGAACTGCCGAGCGCGTGGCGTTGAAAATCTCACGCGGCAATGCGCGGGTGAATTCTTCAACTTCTGCTGTATCAATCGTCGCGCTAAAATCTGCCATTACGTTCTGCTCACACGAATAACCGCCATGCCCATCATGTCATTTCCGATTTCAGTGATTGAAAAAATCGTTTTTACATTGCCAACGCTTTCGCCTGAAAGCTCTACTTTTTGCCTACGCTCAACGCCTTTGTTTTTTAATTCACCTTGCGGAATAAAAATCCTTAACGATTGATGATTGATTTGCACAGTTTGTAAGTGGTCAACTTCGCTGTCGGGTTCGACAATCGCACTCACACGCAACAATCTCGATTGCGTGTGAATTTTGACTTCTTCGCCGAATGCAGAAATAAAGACTGCGTTAGATTGAAGATTCATTCGTGACTTCAAAATGTGCTTTCGCTTCTTCTTCCGTGTCAAACCACGCCCAACCATCAACGGGATAGTCGTAACCGTCTTTGTCAGCTATTACCAAACTGTAAGATGGTGCATGAACAAAATTTGGTGCTTCATGAAAAACCCCGTCTGCATCTACTTTAAAAAAACTCATAAAAACTCCTTTGTGTGAAAATTAACCTATAACAGTCCAGCCTTTGCTTGTTGCAATAGTCGGATTATCAGTTGCTGCCCCCCAGTTGCCCGTTACTGTGATGGTTTGCCCGACAACCGTTGCAAGCGCGGTATAAATCGCGTTTAATTCCGTTGCGGATAATTTGTTTGAGGTGTATGAAATAGAGGTTTTTGTGCCTGAACACACACCTTTTACTAAGCTAGGGCAGCTGGAGAACATCTGCAACGCATTCGTACAAGCAGCTAAGTTAAACAAGGGAACTGTTTGTAAGCTAGAGCAGTTTTGGAACATACTCGTCGCACTCGTACAAGCAGCTAAGTTAAACAAGGGAACTGTTTGTAAGCTAGAGCAGTTTTGGAACATACTCGTCGCATTCGTACAAGCAGCCAAGTTGAATAACGGTACTGTTTGTAAGCTATAGCAGTTGTAGAACATACTCGTCGCATTCGTACAAGCAGCTAAGTTAAACAAGGGAACTGTTTGTAAGCTATAGCAGTTGTAGAACATCTGCGTCGCATTCGTACAAGCAGCAATATCTAAAGTAACCACGATTACAAGAGAGCTACAACCATAAAAAACATATCCCCAGTTTGTAATAGCACTTTTAACAACCTTAACTTGCTCTAAATCACGGAAAGTGATTGCTTGTGTTGCTGCGGCATTCGACACACTGCCTAAAAGCAAGCTAGTCAACAAACTACCTGCAATCGCAATATCAACAAATCCACTTGAGTAAGTAGGCAATCCCAACTGAGAGTGCTTTTTATGTAAGTTCAATGCGGTTAAGTTTTGTCCAGCTTGCGGCGTTAAAGTGACAATCGCCTGTTTCCAACCGTTAGCGGTTACTGCACCTAAATTAACATTAGCGAAGTCATAGGTATGCTCGGCAACCACGTTAGCAGCGAAGTCTTGAATTGTGCCATCACCCCAATCAACTGTGTAATTGCCTGCTGCTGTCAAAGCTAAAAAGTTAGAATCTTCGGCAACCATGTGCAAACCAACAAACTTTTGGTCTGTTTCGGTTAATGTTGGTAACGCTAACCAATCCGATGGTCGGACGTAAGGCTTTGGCGTTGGCGTTGAACTACCACCAGAAGTTATATCCCCAATCTTCGCCGCGTATGTTGAGAATGCAGACGTTCCAACTGTTACACCTTTCAATTCAATGGCGGCTTTAATAGCTTTTTTAGCGTTAGAAACATCTACTAATTGTTGTGCAATAGTCATGTTATGCTCCTAAGATGGTTGTGAGTGCTGTTGCAATGTCGCCTGTAATTGCATCTACTTCGGTTTTGGTATAAACGACAGACGAATCAAACGGTGTACCTGCATCGCCTTTATCACCTTTATCGCCTTTCGCACCATCAGTACCCGCAACACCTTGAATACCTTGTAATCCAGTGTCACCTTTATCGCCTTTCGCACCATCAGTACCCGCAACACCTTGAATACCTTGTAATCCAGTGTCACCTTTATCGCCTTTCGCACCATCATTACCCGCAACACCTTGAATACCTTGTAATCCAGTGTCACCTTTATCGCCTTTTAATCCGTGTACACTGCTTAATCCATACGCATATTTGTAAGTTAGTGTAAATCCGTTGTAATCAACTGACCCGATGTCAATATCTTTTCCGATAACATTGGGCGAGCTTACTAAAAACAATGAATCCCCTGCACTGTCTAAAACGTATGCTTCAAAAACGATTCCGCTTTGAGGCAAGTATTCAGCCGTTACTTTTCCATTGACGATTGTTTTTGTTTCATGCGTGAAAAAAAGATTGTCTTTGTTGTCTTTCCACACTAACTGCCATACCGCTGGCGTTTTTAACCACTTGTAACACGCACGACCGCCGCCTGTTAAGGTGTCAGCAATCGAATCAATAACCGTTACTTCCATTCCATCGAATTTTTTGTTTAACGCATTTCTGTCTGCGATTGCGTTGACGATTTTGTCGCCATCATTAGCAATAATAAAACCTACAGTCATTTTCTGTGCCTCTTGAATTAAGTTTCGCCCCGCAAAAAAAACGGGGCGATTAGGTGTATTTAGCCAGCGACGTATGAATACTGTACCAATACTGATTTAGTATCTAATTCACCAGAAATCTCAACTGAAACGATGAATGTTTTTCCTGTTGTATCAGATGAATCCAACGAAACAGGAACTTGTAGTTCTTCGTTTAATTCATTAACAAACGAAACACGTCCCCAAGGTTTAATGGAGGCAACACCACTTTTAGGTGCATTTACCAAAACGATTTTGTTTGAATTAACAATGACTGATTCAAGTGCATCAACTGCACCGCCGACGCGCACAGCTTCGTCTGTGTAGGCTTTCAACATAACCGTTTGTGCGGCTTCGTCTGTACCACGAGCCGTAACTTCTGCTGCTAGGTTGTTGGTCAATAACAATTCTGCTGCTGCTGCACGAGCTGTTTCAGCAATCAAATCATTTGTTAAGACTAATTCAGCCGCTGTTGCGCGTGCAATTTCTGCTGCTAAAGCAGATGCTGCTGAAGTGCTTAATGTCGCGATAGAGGCAGATAAATCGCCATCCATTGCTTGCCATGATGCTAATGCTTCTGTGAATGAATCAATTGCAGCAGGATTTGTATTTGAAATAATGTTGCTAACTTGTGATTGTAAGTTTGCAACATCAGCAACGCGCAATGCAGTTTCAGCAGAAATGGCAACGCCGCGAGCAGTTGCTTCGTCAGCGATGTTTTGCAATAAAGCAGCTTCTGCTGCTAATGCACGAGCAACTTCGCTCGCTAAATCGGTTCTTAAAACCAATTCAGCAGCGCGGGCGGCTGTTGTTTCGCTCGCTAAATCAGTTCTTAAAACTAATTCAGCCGCTGTTGCGCGATTTAATTCTGTTGCATCTGCGCTTGCCAAAGCTGATAAGTTGTCAACTAATCCTGTAATACTGCTTTTTGATGATTTAATAAATGCCATTTTCTTAATCTCTTAAAATAATTTTTCGACGGTGTTACTTAGTCCGACAACTGAGAAGAGCTTTAGCGATTTGCATCGTGAATTAAGCGTATTAGTTTTTTTACCCTATCGAATGTTGGCTTTGCCGTTTTTCGATAATCTAATTTCAGTCTGTAAATACATGACGCATCACATTCCAAAATGACATTTTTACCGTCAATTTTGTACAGAATACCTTGCTCAATCGCCCATGCAGCAAAGTAATAATCGCGGCAAATCATGCAATAACCTTTGTTAGATATGAAACCACGCCAAATCCTGCAATGATTTCTTGTTCGTTCAACACTGCGTAACTTGCACCATCGCTACTTAGGAAAACCGAAACATCATCGTATTCGCCGCAATCGCCATTTGTGTCAAAAACCATCATCATATTAAATAACAAATCGCCTTCTGGTTTTGATGGCAACAAAATTCGGTTGCCTACAATTTCAGTTCTCTGTGTTGAAACCAGCGCGAAATTTCTACCATCAAGCCCTTTATTTCCTTTTAATCCCGATATTCCAGAAACTTTAACGATCGTTTTCGGTGCATAAACCTTTGCGATAACTGTTGGATTCATTACGCCACCGCTTGCGTAACTTGTCCTAGCACTTGAATCATGTCGAGTGGGTTATCCCACGGAGGTAACAAGGTTTTAATTCCTTCACCGACTGCCCCAGGACGCTTAATTTGTAAATCATACAAATAGATTCCAGGCATAACGTTTCTCATAATTGATGACGGAATAACCATATACATCAGCCCTTGCTCTGGTTTGTCGTTTTCTTCGCTACCAGCAACACATGAGAATTGCAAAGCAGCTTGTGAATCGCCGTCTGATAAATCCGCTTTTAACGTGAACCACGCTTTATAACCTGTTAAATCCACAGGATTCACGCCATCGTTAGACATATCAATGCACAATGTATATTCGTCACCTTGTCGCAAATCTGGCAAATAATCGGACATTGTTACGCGCCCACTTTCATTTGTGACGCTAAACGTTGAGCGCGATTCGGCGTTTGTTTTGCCCATGTTGAATCAAGCATACCAAGTGCTGCCAATTCATAATCACCGTGTTCAATCGCGGCTAATGTATTTTTGAATTTCATTACGCCTGTTGTTCCCATTTGATAACTCATGTTAATCAGCACGTTTTGTCTTACTTCGTCTAATTTCACGAAAAAGGGGATTTTTGCAGTTAATTTTTCTTCGATTTGCTCAATCATTCGCATCAATAACAATTCAGCTTTTGCTTCACTGCATCCGTGTTGACGCATATCGTGTAATTCAAACATTGATAAATTGAGCGGATTTTTTTCTAAACAATAGCCAATGCCAATCGTGTCAAATCCAAGACTGCATTTGTAAACACGGTCTTTAAAACCTTCGTCTAATTTCAGGTCTTTAATGATTTGTGGTTTTGATTTTTCAACACTGCTCATTTTAATTCTCCGTTACAACGTTATGCGTGCCGTAAATTGCTAAAATTCCTGTCACTAACGTCAAAGTATCTTCTGTAGATAAGCCAAAATGCGCTGCAGTCAATGGTGCAAGCAATATCAATCCGCGTTGCGTGCCTTGCTCGCCAATCTTTTCTTTGAGTTTTTTAAATAGTTTTTTCATTATTTATCCTCGCGTTTTAATTGGTGCATAATTTGACAGTTATTTTTGTCTGCCTTTTTTTCAAGTTCTTTTTCAATTCTTGCAATTGATTCATTTATTTTGCTGGCATCTGAATTCTCTTTGGTGGCAACTTGCAACATCTGCTCGCGTGTCTTTTGAATCATTGAGCGCAAACTGTCATGACCTGCTTCTATTTCTTTAATTCTTTCAATGCTGATTAGCTTTTCTCTTGTGAGATTTATTTGTTTTTGAACGTCTGAAATATCATCATCAATTCGCTTAATTGCTCCGCCATTCACCATTGTTGAGCTAATTACTTTTAATTCTTTGCTTACGCCGTCTAGTTCTGCCTCAATTCGCCCTAACCATTGGCGCAAATGTTGTTTTTCTTGTGAATCGTTGATTCGCAATAGCCCCCAGAAAGCAGCCGCGACAGTGCTAACGATGGCAACTTCTGCATCAAAGTGTTCTTCTATAAAGCTCATAAAACTGTGCCACACGCTATGACTGCTATGTTTTTCATGTCTAGGTTCATTTGTGTGGCACGCCTAATCTTTAAAGCACAGTTGCTGCGAATGACGCATTCACGCGAGTTGGTACAATCAACGGTGCAGATTGCATCAATAAAATGCGTGCTGACGGATCGTCTTCAACCCATGATTTTGGATAGTACGGCAACGCTTGGAAACCCGCTGCTTCGTCACGAATCGCGCCGAATGCTTGAATACCTTGCAATTGTGAACCTGTCATCAATACTGTTCCCGCTGGTAAAATCGCTGTTTCAACATTTGAATCATTGATATACCAACCGCTGTAAACGTAGATATTAAAGCCGTCAATTTGCCCCATAAATACGCCGCCTTCTTCGACTTGTGCGTTTTGCACCAATGTCGTTGAGCGATTAAATAATGCTAATTGCGCCTTCACATCTGCGTCGGTTCTGAAGATTTTCCAAACATCGACCGACATAATTACGTCGGTTGGCATTGCGCCTGATTTTTGTAACATTGTTTGCGCCCAATCTTGCAACGCATCCAATGGTTTTACGCCTGTTTGTCCCCATTTAGCCGCGCCTGTTAAGGTCACGGTCAAACCACTGTCACGACCAAACGCTACGTTTTGTGTTGGATAATTGTCGCCTACGATAGTTAATGCACCCGTGCGTAATGCCTCGGCTGCCATGACTTCTAATCGACGTTGAATCATTTCGACTTGGTCAATTACTTCGTTTGCCAAAATCATACGCATACGATTCATTGGGTCTAACGAGCCACCTACTTGTTCTCCCGCACTGCGTTTCAATGGACGGTTTGTGTCGAAAACGCGCTTGTCTTTAATGTAAGCAGGTTTGAATGTGTTGGTGGTGAAGCCTTTTGAATTGACGATTTGACCTGCAACAACGGGTGAAACGAAAGGAGCTAAACGACGTGTTTTGTCCATCACGTCAAAATGAATTTCTTCACTTTGCTCTGTTTGAATTGTGCCGAAATAACGATTTAACAAAAATTGGCTGGGTTTAACTAACGAATTAACCACTGACAACATCGTGTTTGTACTAAATAAATCCATGTTTTTCTCCTTACGCGATGCTGTTAATTAAAATGATATTTTTCACGCGCAAACCTTCTTTGATGCTTGCAATCGTGTGACCCGTGCCAATCGTTAAACCTTGCGCGTTAAAATCGCCGCGTGAATAAGCAAGGGCGATTTTTTCACCTGCTGTCGCGTTGCAATCTTCGGCTAAGATGAAATCAGGCACTTGTGAACCGTCAGTTGACGCGCTCAAACTGGTAGTATATTTTCCGCTTGCAGTGATTTTTCCAATCACTGTGCCGCGTACTAAATTTTGACCGCTAACAACGGTAATTTTTTCACCGATTAAATTATCGATGTCACCTGCTAACAGGTTTTCGGGTGCGTAACTTGTTGACGCATAACTTGCTGACATTTTCGTGTCCTATATATAAAGGAATAATTATTTTCCGAACAAAGCCAAAACAGCTTTTGCTTCGGTATTTGCGTCTGTTTCATCAGGTTCTGCAACCGATGAACCCACTGCGTAATTTTTTTGATTATTCATGTGTGCAACAAAACCGTTTTGTGCTGTTGCAGAAACCATGACAGGTGCTGACGCGAGAATTTTGGCGGCTTGCGCTGCACTTAAATCAGTTTCTAATGCGAGTGTTTGTGCTTGCAATTCACGACCTTTTGATTCTTCGCACGACAAAATTGCGCTAATTCGGGCGCGTTCTGCGGTGATTGAATCACTGACCAATGCGTTAGCGTTGATTGAATTTAAGCCTTCATCAAACGCGGCTTTAAATACCGCGCTGTGTTCGGCTTTCAATGTAGATAAATCCATGTTGAATCCTTTGTTAAGCGAAGCAATAACTGCCTCTAAGTTTGAAATTTCATCAGCGAAACCCGCTGATACGGCTTTTGCGCCGACGATAACGCCGCCGCGTAAACTGGTGATTTGCTCAATCGACATTTGGCGATTGTCTGCAATGCTTTGAATAAATACCGATTCCATATCATCGACCATTGTTTGAATGGTTGCCCTGCCTTCGTCTGTGGCTAAATCGGGGCGTTTATCGGGCGCGTTTGAAGATACAAATTCTGTTGTGCCTGTATCTTTTTTTGAAAAGGCGGCGACAACACCGATTGATCCGACAATAGCGGTGTTGTCTAAATAAATTTTGTCGCTCGCAGCGGCAATCCAATACGCAGCAGAAGCGGCTTGACCAACAACGTAAGACACAATCGGTTTATCAAAGGCTTTAATTTGCGCCGCGAATTCGTTAATCATGGTGGTGTGTCCACCTGGTGAATCAATTTGAAGCACCACCGCTTTGATATTTGGATTGGTTTGCGCGGCATTCAAATCACGCGCGAGCATTTCAACGGAATACGCGCCGCTGATTTCTGAAAACAAATTCGCGCGGGGAAATAACGCACCTTGTATTGGTATGACTGCGACGTTATCGCGGGTAATGACTTGGTGCGTGTTGTCCAACGGTTTGCCACGCTCTTTTAAAACGGCTTCAAGATTGTTTTCACCGTTTGCAATCGTGTGAATGGTTTGCAACGCGCTTTCTGTGATTGCCCAAGGCGTGCCGTTATTTAGAAAATTGATAATGTGTGACATTAGTTTGTTACCTTTAAAGTTTCGTTGCCGTCATTGGGATCATCGACTTGCACGCCTAAATCCGAACCCGCGACGACAAAATCGGTTAATAATCCGAGTTCTTCCATGCGGTCACGCTCACGTTTGCGCTGTTCGAGTACGTCTTCCCAATCCAAGCCTTGATCCGCGCATTCAGATTCCAAGGTGGATACACCAATTTCCATTCGGAGTTTCGCAGCTTGCGCTTCTTTAACTTGATCAACCCAGCCACGCCCTGCAAACACCCAACGAGCGCGAGTATAAGAATAGGAATTGTTGTTAGTATAAAAATCAGTAGCTTCAATAAATTCACGGTTCACCGCTTCTTCAAACCAGATGTTATAAATATCGTTAAGCCATGTGTCTTGTAACCAACGGCGGCGACCTTGAAAGTAACGCCACGCTTCTAATAATGCGGCGCGTGCCGAGCTGTAATTTGTTTTCGAGAAATCTTTCATCAACAATTCATACGGCATATTCAAACCCGCTGAAATGTGACGCATACACGATTCCATGAACCCGTTAAATGCGGTATTTGGGCGACCTGAATTGTAAGAACTAACTTTTGTGCCGATTGGCAGCGTTAAAAAACTGCCTGATTTGATTTTTTTGCCGTTGGTTTTTTCGCTGACTGATTTCCAATAGTTTGATAAATCGTCTGATTCAGAACCCAATAAATTAGTGACGGCGGCAGGGTCTAAGTCGGATTCAATGAATGCAGCAATCAAAGCATTTGCAGCGGCGGCGTGTAATTCACTGCCTAAATAATCGCCGCTGACTTTGAATTCACGCAAAACCGCTGTAAATAACGGTTTGCCGCGTGATTGTTCACTGCGTTCTTTGTCGAATAAATGAATTATATTGCGACGACCAAAATCGTTAAACGCGGGGATTCGTTCCCATTCTTGAACGATGCCTTGAATGAAACGGTATTTATCACCAGGGTGTGATTTTTGAATGTAGTACGCGATTGGCGCACCGAATTTGTTAATTTCAACGCCATTTCTAATTTGCGGATTTCCGATTAAATAATGGGGCGTTGAAAGCCTGTCGGATTCAATCATTTGCAAGCGGGTTGCCCACTTTGAATTTGCACGCGGCAACCAGTGAACGATTGCTAATGCGTCGCCGTTGACCAATGCACCTGCTAACGCTTGTTGCGTTAAACCCAAAAGGGTTTGTGATTGTGCGGCATCGCATTCGGTGGTGTCTGCCCATGTTGCGAATTCGTCTTCAACTTGATTGCCCCATTCGCTCGCCCATTCTCTATCTTTGCCGAGTAAGCGGTATTTTGGTTGCGCTGATAAACGTAATTGATGCCCGATAATGTTATCAAGCAAGGTTTGACGTGCGCCACTAGCAACGGGGTGATTGCGAACTAAATCGCGTGAACGCGGTGTTAATGCTGCAAGTTCGTCTAATAAATCGGCATCACTTGAACCCGCTGTAGGAATCCAACCCGATAAACGTGAATCGGTAACGCTTGCGCCTTGGTGTGCGGTATCGGCGAATGGATGTGCCATTACAACACCACTCGAAACGGTTTATGACCGCTGCCATTTTCAGACGCAACTTTACTTTCCCAGTATTGCATTTCTTTTCGCAAGGCGGGTAAGTCGTGGGTTGTGATTTCACGCCCGTTAAATTTAACGGTTTTACCTGCAAGCGCATCGCGGTATGCGGTCGTGATTTCGTCTAAAATTTCAGTTCTAGTTGTCATGGAACGCAATCATCCATAAAAACCAGTCCAGAAAATATGTGAAAACTGGACTATTTTTTAACAGGCACAAAAAAGCCGCTGATTAAAGCGGCTTAATTTGAATTGTTTACAACTTAATTGGCTTTATTTCAATCGTTACGCTT